GTGTCCGTGCAGACCGCCGTTGCCTGCGGCATTCACGTCGTTCACCATGTCGAACACCGCAGTGATCCACGTGCCAGAGACAAGCACGCCGTTGGTGTATACACCGTTCGGTACAGTGGTCGGTACATAGATGCCACGCGGATCGAGCGACGTAGCAGTCGCAGGGTCCGTGAGAGCAGGCGCAGTCAGTGTACCAGCAGCAACGAGTGCACCACCAGCAGTCTCGAACTGGCAACGCAGCGCCTTGTACGGCAGACCGAAGCCGGTCGCTGGTGCGATGCTGAGCGTCGTGCCAGCAGTTGCACCGAACGTGACATTGCGGAAGGACTTGAACGCCTTCTTGCTAGCCACCGGACCTGCACCAGCAGCAGTGATCTGCTCGGTGATCCCCTGTCCCAGGTAGTCATACCCGTTGATCGTAATGACGGGCGTGCCTGCACCAGACAGAGCGATCTGCACCGTGCGACCGTACAACTCGGGGAACTCAACAATGCCGCTGAGATCAGCCGAGCCTGCGGTTGCGATGTTGATACCGGTAATGAACGCAGTGCCGCCTGCTACCGGAACACCGAAGTCAACACGAGTGCCACCATTGAAGTTGACATCCGCGCTGTACTGCATCTTGGGCACGTACGACGACTGCGTGCGGAAGAAGCCCTGTGCATTAGCCATCACATTAGGCATAACTACTCTCCTACTGCTAGGGGACGATCCATCTCTGCGCGGATCGACCTCACGAACTGGATTACGTTCTCAGCCTCTTCTACTGTAGCATCAGGATTACTGAGCACAGTAACGACAGCAGACAGTTCCTCATGCTTAACGCGAAGGTATGGCTTCACGATCTGAAAGAACATACGGATGGTAGCTCTGTCACCGATTGACCAGACACCGAGTGTGCGTGTCCCGTCATTGATGCCACCTTCATCATCCTTGTTACGGATGAACAGGGAGCCACCGAACACTTCGTGGAACCACGACAGGATCGCAATACGCTTCTGCGATATACCGAGGTTACACCCGATGCCCTTACCGTTGTACACATACATGGACACGTGCCCTTCGCCATCGAAGAAGCCCGCCATATATGCACGCTCTGCTACCGTGAGAGACATGACTCTATCGAAGTCAAGCTCCCTATGAGGCATCGAGGTTCTCCTGTGTCTCGGTTTCGATCATCGCACCCGGTGGACGCGGGCGGTTCCTCGTCTTGCGCTCTACTAGCTCTTTGTTCGTGAGGTTGTACTCCTCTGGCACCGCTTCACCACTGCTCATGTCTACGAGACGTGGATCGGACAGCACACCGAGACGGTGCAACTGTTCCTTGTCATCAGCAGCGATGAAGATGCTGTGTCCCTGCGGGAAGTACAGCATGTAGCCGTCCTTGAACTCCTCCCGCTTAGGCACGAGCGTGCGCGTGATGATCTTCTTCTCACCCGTAGCATTGGTGATGATGCGGACATCCTCCTCAATGGCCATGACCATCCGCCAGAAGTTGCCGCTGATGTACTCAGCCTGATACTCAGGCTTGATGTTGGGTTGTGCCATGTCAGTTGGTCAGTACACCGTGGGTACGGAACGCACGCCACAGGCACCACTGCCCCTCCCACACGACACGCGAACCGACCGCGTCCACGTTCCAGGGAGCGACAAGCTCCTTCACCTTCATGTTCACGCCACGCAGCATGTGCAGGCGCAGGTACTTGTCGTTGATGAAGTACGCGTAGTTGACGGGGCAGTCCTCGTCATACATCAGCGGTGCACCGTTGTGCAGCACGCCCTCGAACCCGAGGTCGAACATGCGCTTGCCCGCCTTACCCTCGCTCAACTGGATAGTGAGCTTGTCGCGCACTGCCTGACGATACATACGGTAGATGTTACGCCCTACCAGAATGATGGTCGGCTTGTCTCCCTTGAGGGTGAGGTCCATGAGCACGTCGTCGAAGGCTTCTTCGATGTTGGTGCTGTCAAGCGCACCACCGAATGCGTAAGCACTAGTGCGCCACTGGGGCTGAGAAGCACGATTAATGCCGCCCAGTGTTCCAGTGGTGGGGTTAGTTGGGATAAGACTACCAAGGCCGAGAGGATCGGCACCACCACCAACAGCGTAAAGGTACTGCGAGAACTTATCCTTGATGCTCTCCTCCAGTACATTCATCTTCTCCTTCATCAGCTTGAAGATGGCCGCTGCACCGTTGTTCTCGTCTTCCTCCTGATCACTGATGATCACGGTGCCCGCTACACGCGAGAACCCATACTCCACCGTATCGAACTCATTCGTCTGGTTCACCGGCAGCGGAGCGTAGTAGCTGTACGAAGTGATGTTGGGGTTGCGACCGATGGTCAGCGGGTTGGTGATGTTGTAACCACCATCCTCATACTCGACGCGGTCGTTACTGAATGCCCACGCCATGAGAGCATTCGACTTAATGCTCGCCATGATGAGCTTACGACGCGACTTCGAGAGCGTGCTGTGCAGCACACTCCCCATGCCGGGAACGACGGAACCAACAGGCATCATGCCCTCCTATGTTATGTCAGCCGGAAACCACTGTCTTGCATCGACTGTCGGATGATGTCCGACCACGACGAGTCTTCGCTATACATCCCCCTGTTGTCTGGTACCGCACCATTCTGTTGTGCGCTACGGGGACCGGGGAGAGGGCGTGTGGTAGGCTGCTGACGAGGAGGCTGCTGTTGTTGTGCGTGGGCGTTGATCTGCTCACGTAGTGAGCGACTGTGATCGAGGCCGTTCGCATTGGCCCACTTAACCATCATCAGGTATGCGCGGTCAAGAGGGAGACCCGGCTGAGCATGCATCATCTCAGCGATGGTGTCTAGGTTCTCTCGTGCGTCCTCGTTGTGTTCGAGGAAGGTGTCCAACTGCTGACGCGCTTGCGCCTGTACCTGCTGTTGCTGCTGCTCGGCCTGCGTCCGCTGCGTGATCGGCGCCATCTTGTTGTCGATCATGCGCTGGATCGCGGCCATGTCCATGCCCTGCGTCACACCGTTCTCTAGGAACGGGATCGCATAGCCCTTGGACTTCACCTCACTCACGAGGTACTCAAGCGTCTTCACCGGATCACGCATGAAGTCGCTCATCACTTGGATAGCGATCTTATGCTCGTCGGGACCGATGTTGAGGCGCTGTGCCTCCTGCATCACAGAGTGTGCACCACTCAACTGCTGGGTAGCAGCTTGTAGCTGCTGCTTCAGTTGTCCGTTCTCACGCGCGTGTCGTTGGCCCTCCTCGAACACACGGCGTTCGATGCCACCCTGTGCAACGGTGCGTCCACTTACCGGGTCTACGAGATCACGCGTGTTGGGGTTCTGTGGATTGGGAACCTCCACCAGCCCGTCGTGTCTACGTCGTACAGGTTGTGCTCCCTGCTCACCTTCTGGTGCGGCGCTACTGCGTCCACCACCCTCTGGTGCAGCACTACTCCTGCCTCCGTCACTACCGCTATCACCGGTGTCATCGGTGAACGCGCTCTCTGGTCCCTGGTCATCGAGACCTGGGATGTTGTCTAGTATGCTGCTCTCTGTAACCGATGAACCGCTCACTTACACTGCTCCTGCTTGTGGTGGGGGTGCGCCGCCACCTTGTGCTGCTAACATCTGTTGGAAGATCTGTGCTGGTGGCACGCCCTGTGCGAGAGCCTGCCCGATAGCCTGTAGCATCTGCGGTGGTAGCTGGCTTAGTCCCTGCACAATCATCTGTGCAACCTGCATCGGTTGTGCACCGCCTGCATCTGGTGCACCACCCGGCATAGGCGGTCCACCACTCGGTGGCGGTGCTGATCCACCGCCCGACGCACCGAGACCCGGTGCGCCTCCTTGTCCAGCGACGAGCGTGCGCTCTACTTCCGCAGCTATCGCTTCCCAGTCCTCCTTACTCACCATCACATCGTCGAACGCCTTCGACATCATACTGAGTGTGGTCTTGAGCACAGCAGCCGGTGCTGCCTTCACATACTGACTGAGCACCTGACCCACCTGCACAGCTTCCTGCTTGCGTGCTTGTGAGGTGATCTTCTGTGTGCTGCCCCCGACCACACTCACACTGAGGCGCGTGTAGTCGTTGAGTGGGTCAATCGGGAGCCAGAACGGTGACACGTCGAGACCGATCAACTGCTTCACTGTCTCGGCGCTCATGAACCGCAGGCACAACTGCGCTACCTTCCACCCGACATCACCGATGGCGTCTTCGATGCTGTCGAGCCGCATGTCCATGCGCATGTTGCCCATGGTGCTGTAGTAGTCGATAGCCTTGTTCGTTGTGTTGGTCTTGAACTGACCACCGCGCTCGACTTCGTTCGTCGCAGCGATGCGGTCCACACTCGCATACAGGTCTGTCTTCTCGAACAGTGCACCGAACGCCATGCTAGGCGGTGGGATACTGAACACCATCTTGAGCGGGTCTACACCCTCCGGTACACGGATCGGTGTAGCTTGCTGCCTGTTGCCGCTGAGCACAGCATCAGCGATGTCCTGCGTGATACCGGTGTCGGGGTTATAGAAGATGTTACGCCGTGCCCACAGGAGCGCACGACGCTTCTCATCGTTGATCTCGTTGATCTGGTCCTGCTGATCGAGGTAGTAGCTGACCTCACCCTTCGCGAAGACTGCGGTTGGGTTATCATGGAACCACATGGGAGTTAGTGGGAAGAAGCCCTGTAGTTGGTAGGGATCGTCCCATACCCAGATGGGCCACTTCCAGTCGTTGTCCGCGTACATCTCTAGCCTGCGTGTGGTCTTATCCCACACGTAGTTAACCTTCGTGCGCTTAGCCTTATCATACGCCTGCTGACTGTCGAAGCCATACGCGTTGTAGTCGTTCTTACCGTCCTTCGAGAACAGCGACACACCATCCTCTGTGGTGTTGTCTCCGCTCCCCTCATTCAGGATGTGTGTCGGCTCGAACACACTGCGCACCTCACCGTCAGGCTTATCGGGATCACGCTCACCGAACACCGCGTTGATGTACTCGGTGGGGAGCATGTCTTCGATGATCACCCAGTTAGCGTCACTGAGATACGGATCGTTGTGATCGGGGTCCACCGTCACCTGATGCGGCATCCTGATGCGCGCGAACGGACCACTCGGTTGTAGGAACTCGATCTTCTCTTCGAGCGCCATGAGTGCGCCCTCGATCTCCTTGATCTCGTTCGCGTCCTTAGCTTCCTTCAGTCGATCACTCAGTGCGAGTAGATCGTTCTGCGCCTGATCACTGCTCTTGTCTTTGGTGATGTAGCCGACCTCGAACCAACTCCTGTTGGTGAGCAGTGTCAGCAGCACGTTGCGCTTAGCCTTGGGCTTCAGGTTGATGCCCGGTGCCGTCTTCATGTTGAACAGCACGTTCACCAGCAACTCGACTGCACGCGCGAAGTCATCCGTCGTGTGCTCGGGTGCGTCGGGTGTCTGCTTGGCACTGCTCGGTGGCGCGTGATCATTCATCGCGGCCACTGTGATGATGGGGTTCTTAGCGTACAACTCGGGTATCTGCGCATTGACGTTCGCGAACACGATGTTCTCGGTGCTCGTGTGCTTCTCGTTCAGCTTAGCCGCTGTGTGTCTGTTACCGCTGTAGTCCGGTGACGATGCACCGTCCCGATGACCACTCTGGTCGTGGTTGTAGTAGCGGATCGCCTCATTCCAGGCGTCCATCAGGTCGCCCATCTGCTTCTGTGCGTTATCCTTACGCGACTTCCACACACTGCCGCGCTTACTGCTCACTGGCACACGACTATCGGGCATCATCCGATAGACGGGTGGCGGTGCAGCAACCGGTTCCAGTCCTGCATCAGCCTCGATAAGGCTCTGCTCTAGTGGATCAGTCGGTGCGACAGTCGGCTCGAAGTCGTCTTCGGGAGGGCCTAGCGTGCTGCTCATTTGTGCCTCGGTAACACTGTTGCCGTCGCGCGCTCTATCTCGTTCCACGCCATCCATGCGGGTGGCGCGTCACTCTTGCCCACGAACTTAGCAAGTCGCGGCCTGCTAGTCATTGCGTACTTCCACATGTCCATCGCGTGGTCATTGCGGTCGGTCGGTCGGTCGGTCGTGTCGTCACTACCATCCCGCTGGAAGTAGTACTCCGTGATCTCATCGGTGAACCAGTTGCACCGATCCGCGACATAGAAGTGTGAGGACGGACGCAGCCCGGTGATCGGGTGCCCGTGCGCAGGCAACAGCGAGAGGTACTGCCAGTTCTTAGCAATCCCACTCTCGATGTCGTTGTTACCGCGCTGCATGCGCACGCCTTCCTCGTTGAACATCCCCGCTACTGTAATCCCGACGCTAGACGCACTTCCTGACTTACGACGGAACACGTCGGGGTCAGCGAAGATGGGTGCGCACTCATCACCGATGATGTCGTGTGCAAGTCGCACCTGCTTAATACGCGCCGCACTAGATGCAATCGTCTGACCGGCCAGACGAAAGCCATCCAACAGGAACACGTTGCCCTCATCATCAGCGAAGAATAGACCGTAGCATGAGTGTCTACTGAGACCGTGGTCGTAACCCTCCACGATTGTCGGCTCGAAACCGGACACTCGCAGTTGGTGCAGATAGTGATCGACTGTGTCAGAGCTAAGCAGATGCACTCCCTCATCGAACTGTGGATACACAAGACCGGAGAGTGCGCCCCACTTACCGAAGACGAACCGATCCCGCATGCTGCCCGTATACGTCGCGAGCATCGTGCGGATGTAGTCCTCACCCACGTTCTCCACGTTCTCATACGTGCTACCCTCGAACAGGTCGATGATGGGTGTGGGCTTACCTGCTGCATCGAGCACAGGCTTACCCTGGTCGTCTACTTCACACAGCAGCTTGCTGTTCATCACACCACGACGGAAGTCGTGCAGTGGCTTGATGATCTCTCGGTAGCACCAGTTGCGTGTGGGGTTGAGCGTCCCGATGAACCATCGGGGACCGTAGTGCGGCATGGTGCGATCATCACCGACATACGGTGTGTTACCGCGTAGTCGCCCGAGCAAGTCCATGAAGTCCTTGTGCGAGAACTCGGGGTCCTCCATCTGATCGACTACGATCCAGTCGTATGTCGCAGACAGCAGGTTACTCTTGCTCTCCTCGCTCTCCTTACCCTTCTGTGCGACGTAGCGGAAGTTGATCGTACTACCGTTCTTCAGCACCAGCGTGTTGTCGTCCTTCGTAGGGAGGCGCTTGACCCATGACTTGGGACACCACAGCAGGAACTCCCTGCGTATGGTGTCATTCAGCTTAGGGTACGTGCTACGTGCGATCAGTCCGTTGCAGCCTGGGTAGTCCTTACACAGCTTGAGCGCCTTCACACACGCTGCTGCTGTCTTACCGTTACCGAAGCCCCCACCGATGAACTGCACCTTAGCCATCGACTGGTGGAAGCGGTACTGCATACCGCCATCCACCATCCGATAGCGCTTAACAGTGCCACTCACCGATCACTACCGAGTTCTACTCCTGCGCCACCACCACTCGGGGCCACTACGATAGACCGTGCACCGACTGGGATCGGGAACACACTCCCTGTGGGAGTTGCACCGATGCTGTAGATGAACCCCGGTCGGCTATCCACCGTCATCAGCACTTGCGTCGTGCCAGTGCCCGGTGAGATGCGCATGTGCGAGTGGTAGCACCACGATCCAACCGCATTGCCGCTGAGATCACTCATCATGGGCAGTGCAATCGTCTGTGTCCCTGGTGCGATGTAGGACACAGACGCACGGAACGACATTACTTCTTGTCCCCGCGCTTATCGTCGCGCTTCGCTGCCTGATCAATCGGTGCAGCAGGATCGGTCGGCGTCTCATCAGTGCTCGGTAGTCCTTCCGTCATCCCCTTCACATACGCATCGAGTGCAGGAGACGGATTACCACCGAACGGCGACAGTGGACCGGACTGCGGACCAGTCGGCGGCGTGTTGTCATTCTCTACTTCCGTAGTCTTCGCGGTTGGCTTATCGACCATCACATAACCTCCATCTCGATTGTAGGTGCGTTCTCGCGTTCGTCCTTACGCACGACCTCGATCACTAGTCCACCTTCTATTCGGTGTCTGTGCTCGACTACATCAGCGGGTCGATGACCTGCTCGATCTAGTAGATCACGCGCTGCACTCAGTCGAGTTGCACGTGATCCCTGATGCAACGACGAGACCACCACCATCGTTGCTTGGCGAGAATGCTGCTCGAACAGGTCACGGACACTACTTGCTTCAGCATTGAGCACACCACGCACGATTACATCACGCATGTGCGTGTATGCTTCCCCATCACGCAGCTTATTCAACTGGTCTTGGGTCAGCTTAGTAGCGGCACAGATGTCTACGTCGTTCATACCGAACAACGAGTATCCGATGACCACGTTCACCGCATTCATTACGCGCGGAGTATCGGGTAAGTCACCGATGCGACGCATAGGTATAGATGCGAGGTTGGGAGGAGGAACCTCGACTGCTTCAGCGAGCCGTTGTTCGTCCTCTTCACTATCGCGTGGTTCTCGGTCTGTTCTGGGTAACGTGCGTACCGTATCGACCTGAGCTACGGCATCCGCAGTCTCAGCGGCCTGCTGTGCTACACTCGGTATCACCACACCAGAGGGCAGCACAACACGTCCGTCAGCAAGCACAAGCGGTGTTACACCAGATGGCAGTGCGGCACTCATGATTAGAGCCTCGCGCGTACCTTAGGCGACTTCTTACCGCCTACACCACCACCACCGATGTTCTTCTGGAACCGCTCTGCGACTGTCGGTTCAGGTGCCGGGGTCGGTGGCGGTACTGCGTCTGCTAGCGGTGGTGCACCAGCAGTAGCAGGAGCAACAGCAGTAGCAGCCGGTGCTAGTGCCCTGTCAATCGCTGCGGCAATGGGATTTGGTGGAGGAGGAGGAGCAGGACCACCCATAGGCGGTGCTGCATACCCAGCACGCGGTGGACCATCGACTGTACGCGGTGCACCACCTGCCATAGGCGGTGCATCACCCGTTGCACCGGGCCTCGGTCCCTCAAGCAACAGTGGCTTCTCTGGTGCAGGGAGTGCACGCTGTCCTTCTATTGGTGCAGCAGGTAGCTTACCATCTGGTGTAGGAGTCGCAGGCTTGAGCCAGCGTGCTGCACCGGCTGCACCACCACCGAGCATCAGTGCTACGATGTCAGACAGGCTCATACCTTCTGGCGGTGTGCTGATCACCGTCTCACCAGTGCGTATGGGCGGAGCACCACCCGGCGGTGGGATTGGTGGAACTGGGAGAGGACGACCACCGCCACCACGCGGTGCGACTGGTCCCACGAAACCGGGATCACCAGCAGACACAACCGGTTCCATGTTCGCTAATCCAGCGATTGTACCGGGGTTATCGCTGTTCGCCTTGAGAGCGAGTGCATAGTTAGCATTGGTGAGCGGCATTCCCTGCTTCTGTAGGTATGCCGCAATCAGTTCCTTGGGACTGTCACCAGTTGAGTTCTCTACAGTAGGCATCGGTGAAGCAGCGGGCATATTCGACTCCTGTGTGAGTATTGGCCGCAATACCAAGCGGCGAGCCGAAGGCGAGCCGCCATTATGGCGATACCCTCAACTATACGTCGATTGTCCCTCGAATGCCTCTAGCCGATGCCCTTGTACTGCAACTTGCTCCCACCGCCGTTACCACTTGCGTCAATCGGGTAAACCGGCGTGAATACCGTGCGATCGAGCATAGCATTGATCATGGATGCATCAGCAGCCGTCGTATTGCGGTTGATGTAGTAGGTCTGCTCCACGATCTGCATTCCACCGGGCGATCCCGGCTGATGTTGCACCCGAGCACGCGATTCTTGCGCCAGTGCCCCCGGTGCTACACCATTGAGCGACTTCATGAGGCGACGGAGCCTACGACCACCCGGTGTCCGCAGCAGATGCGCCAGTTTAGCGTCATGTTGCGTGATACCGTTGAACTGTACGGTGCCTGCGGTCGCTCCACCACTCAATGACCCCGGTGCGAGGACCGAAGTCCACCCGGTGAAGGGGATTTGTCCCGTATACCCCCCGACAACCGGCCCGTACACCGCCTGCGGTGTGATCTCGACCTCAGTAGACGCAGTATTGGGTGTATTATCAGCAGCTTGCGTCATTCTATGGCTCCAACTGCGACTGGTTACGCTCTACGCGTAGCATAGACGCAACAACTGAGCAACACTCTTATATATGTGCCCCACAGGAGGCGATCCGTAGGCCCACTTCACTGCATACACACCTTATACTTGGTTGTTACACCTGTACAACTGCATATACACCTGTTGTACTGTGCATATGGCGTGTACGCACTGCCCAAGTAACGATGTGCGGGTCTGGGGGGCGTAGGGGGGTGTGACGGAGGTGCGCCCTACACAATCCCGCTCACATACATACCCCGGGTTTGGGAATTGAGGGGGGATAGGGGGCTTGAACCGAGGGCATAGGGTATGCGTCATGCTGTGTAGCTGTGTCGCAGGGTGCGAGGGTGCCGCCTGCCTCTGTCTACCACGGACAAGCAACGAACCGCATGCGTGTCGATGCCACAGTGTGCAGTGTGCTGGTGTGTCATGTGTGCGCATGGTGTGCAGTGTGTCGGCCAGTCTGTGTGTCAGTGTGCAGTGTGACATATGAGCGTGTAACAGTGTGACAGTGTGCTGTGTCACGCAACTCGTTGCGTAAGTGTGATACACGTATGAGCCTCTAGGAACGCGCTGTGAGCCATGCATCGCAGTCTGTCACCGCACTACCTCCCGCAACACACGGCACCACACGGCGCTCCTAGGGCTTGTGCGTGGCTGTTGCGTCATTACACAACCCGACACAACCGACGGTATGCGTAGAACGCATGGCATAAGTTGCGTGCTACCTGCACCATGCGTTGCATCTGTTGCGTGCGTGTCAGTGTGTCTACTCGCTGTGTCAGTGTGTGTTATGTGGTGTGTTAGGCTGTCAGTTATACAGGGTGAGCGTTACATGGCCGTGTAACAGCCTGCGCGTGGCAGTGTCGCAGAGCATGCCGCATGCTGTGTTGCGTTGTGTCGGGTTGTGCAGTGCTGCTATGCGTTGTGAACGCGTGACACAGTGTGTGCAGTGTGCGACAAGACTGCACCGCAGCATGGAGCGGCGGGCAACTAACAGAGGCTAACACGATGAACACAAGCCGAGGCTATAGCGTTACGTATGTGATACCGCTTGATAGCGGCGATCATACGGTGCGCACTCCGCATGCTAATGCGCACGATGCGCAGGCGCACTATGACATACTGTGTGGTGACAGCAGCGTGCGGCATGTCACGCTGCTAGAGCATGTCGGCAAGCGCAAGCCTATCGTGTTCTGTTACTACGACCACGACTTGACACAAGCGTAACAACCTGCTACTGTAATGGTGTTCGGTGAATGGTTCACCGGCACAACCAATCACAACACGGCGCGCCGAGTGCACCGCGTGTATGTGAAGCAAGGAACGAGACACATGACCGACACAAACCCGCGCGCCGTTAAGGGCAACAATGGCAGCGCCGACGACGCAGAGAATGCGATTGTCGCACAGATCGTGCGGAACAACCCGAACGTGGCCGCACTTGGCCATTGGGGCATGGAACAGGCGAAGGGCGCCGATACCGGCCTGACGCTTAGCACGCAGACCATCGGCTATGCTGTCATGGTGTTCGTGGTTGAGAACGCCAAGGCACACGGCATGAAGACTGGCCATGATAACGTGTGGACCAACGCATTCGGTGACACTGCGAAGACTGCCGCCATTCAAGAGCTTGCGTGCAAGTGCTTGATTGCTGACGCGAAGGTATCCGCGCCGTCGCGCAAGAACGGTAAGGAAGACAAGGACGCGGTGCCCGCATACCGGCATTACCGCAAGCTGACGGAACGCGTGCGGCGCGGTGTGGACTTCGCGATTGCGGCATCCTGTGTCGGCGTGAAGCCGGAACACTATAACGCGGAGTTGCACCGGTTCGTGCCGCCGCTGGCGTGCTTGCTTCCTACGCGGGGCAAGGACACGTGGCGCCTTGATGAAGACCTGTATCCCGACGGCACCACACGTCTGCCCATCGACGGTGAATGCATCTTGTTCGCTAAGCACGGCAAGGCGACCGAATTGCGCGAAGCTAACTGGACCTTGACGGTTGCCTTTGTGGCGCAGCTTGCGAAGCACAAGCACGGCGCGGAACCTATCGCCGCGTTCGCTGCTAAGGTTGCGTCTCGCGAGCAGGCTAACAAGCAACAGGAACAGGCCGCGCCATTGTCTGCGGCTAAGGCGAAGGCGCAGGCGCAGGCTGACAAGTCTGCGATGCAAGATGCGACGCGCAAGGTGCCGGTTGCGGAAGTCATTAAGACTTGCGCTGCCATGGTTCATACAATGGTTGTGGCTGACACACTGCCCGCCGCTTCCGATTGGGATAGCCTGCGCACCGCGATTGCTGCACTGACAGAACAGCGTGACAAGCTGGCCGCTAAGCTAGACCGCGCGAAGGTGGAAGCCTCGCGCAACTTGAAGCCCGGTGACACTGCGCGCCCCGCGCAGGCTACCACCAGCGCTGCGGCTTAACGCAACACACGATACGCCCCGCGCAGCAATGCGCGGGGCCTCTCTTTAGGAGCATCGCACCATGTCCGAACGGACCGTTCTACTCCATTCGCTGGAACGCATAATAAATACGAGCATGCGCCTTGCGCGTCATGTGCTGTTGGACGAAAGCACACATCCCGATCTCGCCGATCTCGCAGACGTTAACCTAGACGATTGGGAACGCTGCAAGGCAGACGCGGTCCGACTCTGGAACGCGGAACAACAGGCCATCCTGCGCCACGGTCCGCAGGAATGAACATCCTACGCCACGTTGCGCGCATCTGTCTGCGCTTAGACAGATGGTATGCCGCCCGGTTCCCTAGGCTCGCAAGCCTCTAGCATCTGACACACAACCAGCCCTCGCACTCACAAGGTGCGGGGGCTTTTTTGTGCCCGCGACACACGTTGCACTAGCGACACGAGCTAGGTAAGGTCGCAAGGCAAGGTCGCAGAGCGTCAACGCGACGCACAAGGCAGCGCACAAGACAGCGGCCCGAATGCGTGACACACTGACACCCGTAATACCATTGGGGAGGGGGGAGTAACGTGCTGGGATTGCTGCACAACGTGTGCCTAATTACGACCACACCCGCACTCGTTACGCTGTCCACATGCGCAACACACGCACTTATCACTTGACACAAGCCCCAATCCATGTTATACTTGCTTACTGTCATGAGGGACACAGGCAGCAAGCGCAGCGCGCATGGTGTGTGCGCTCGTTGGGCCGGTCATCGGCCCAGTCCCCGATCCGTAAATCCTTACATGGTCGTGTAACGGCCACTGGATGTTATCCACGGAATACCCGTGGCTAACAACGGAATACGTGTGCTCACTAACCAGCCGCTCCATGGTGGAGCAGCTAACATGGAGGCTAACATGCCGCTCGATGCAGTAGACGACGCACAGATGCTACACGCTATGCACGTGGGTGAGCCGCGTCCGTTCACCGACGCACAAGACATGCTCGACCGCGTGGCGTGGCATCTGTTCACACAGCGTGTGAGGTCACAGACGCTAGTTAATGATGGACGCACAGTGTGTGCGTATCGCGGGAACAACGGCACGATGTGCGCTATGGGGATCGGTATCCCAAACGATGCTTACACGCGTGACATGGAGGAGCAGTCCATCGAACTGGTGTGCAGCATGGATGGGGCGCGTGTGTTCAGTCGTGTGATCGATGACAACACCGAGCTAGCTGCTGAACTGCAACTGTCGCATGACACCATGCTCACAGGAGGCAGTGAAGGGATCATCGATCATCTCTACGGACGACTGCTGCACATCGCGGAGGATCACAGGCTCGACACAACGCAGCTCGAGGCCGCGTATGCGCACGCACGGAGTGTAGCACGATGACCGACGCACAGAGGCCGATGGACAACGTGTCGAGCATGCTACACATGTATGAGGCCGTGTACATGTGCCGTGCACGTGTGATCGTGGCTGGTGAGCACGCGTGGCACACGTGGCATGACACAGTGGGCTTCGGCACGCTCATGCACAAGGTGCACGACGTGTATGCGGTGCGACACAACACGACGGTGGTAGCGATGTTCACCGCGTGTATCACGAAGGACGAGGCAGGCACACACCGTGTGATCCTCAACGGTAAGCTGCTGCGCGATGACAAGGATGTGCCCCTTGTGTTCGCGAGCCTCGGTGCTGCTGAGGCCGAGATGGAACGCGCGTGCAAGGCGCGCCTGTAGACGAGCACAGTGTGGTCGGGTGTCCACCGGGCACCCGACTACTGCGCATCGAGCGACTAGAGCACGCATGGCGTGTATGGCTGTCCACACGCGACTACGTGTGGGGCACATACCTGCTGATGCATGACAGTGGTCAAGTGCAGCGTGTTACAGCGCGTGTAGACGAAGGAGACGAGGTGTATGTGGTGCGTCCCACTGATGATGTGGTGCGCATGATCCGTGATGCAGGAGCAGGAGATGCCCAAGAACCAAGCAACTGATGTGTTCAAGCACATCGAGATGCGTGGGATGGACGCGTGCTGGCCGTGGATAGGCACGTGGGGAGGCCGAGTGCGCGATCTGCGTCCATACTTCACGTATGGAGGCAGGCGCACGATGGCCTATCGCATCGTGTACGAACTCGTGCACGGTGTGCAACTAGACCGCAAGCAACTGCTGCTGCATGCGTGTGACAACGGGAGCCACCCGATAGGCTGCTGCAACCCGCACCACATGCGCATCGGTACAGAGCGTGAGAACGCGCGTGACATGATGGACAGGGAGCGTTTCGGTCTCTCGGTCGTCGCAGTGACGCGTATCCGTGCCATGCTAGCTAGCGGACGCACGCAACAGGAGATCGCGGACTTACATGGTGTGAGCCGTGAGACAGTAAGCGCCATAGCAACAGGGCGCACGTACAAACAACAGGAGAACAGGTGTGTCGATGGTGAGCAAGGGTAGGAAGCCGTCTAAGCGAATGCTAGATGAGGCGTGCTACGAGTACATCCGGTGTATCTTTGAGGACACGATAGGCGACGGACGACCGATAGATGAGAGCACGCCAGAGTGGCATATGTACGTCAACAACGTGAAGCCTAGCATCTTCAGGCTCGTGAAGAACGTAGTAACAGCCGCGCTCGAAGCTGAGGCATGGGAGAGTGACAATGAAGCGTCCGAGTAAGGTAGAGACTAAGCTGTGGGATACACTTACACAGGATGAGAAGCTAGACAGACTCCGTAATGCCATCGCGATGATCGCTGTGCACTATGGACCACAAGACAACCAGGGGAAGGCATGGGACATCTTCATGTACCTGTGTGCCGGTGGACCCGCTAATCTAGGAACTAAGTGATGAACAGGCCCGGTAAGAGCGCCAAGCACATCGCGTTTGTGGACGCGGATAACACGGATAGCCCGATCATGTTCCCGGTCGGCGTCCGTAACGTCGCGTGGATCGGACGTGCGGGGGAACCACACGACATCGAGTCACACCGTGCACTGGTGCGCCTCAATCACCAGGGTGAACCGCGTGTGCTCAACGTGGTGACCGATGGCTATAAGCTCGTGCACAACCGAGACCTGTTCTCGCGCGTCAATAGCACGCTCAAGGAACTGGTGCCGCCCGCTGCACTGGAAGGTGCATACTGTGAAGACAGCACAGCGTTCTACGGGCGCACGTGTGTGCGTAGCTACGT